CTTAACTGTTCTTGTGCACGTAGGGTGGCGGCTTGGGAAGCGGCTTGTTGTTGTGCACCCATTCCTGCCATAGCCGCTTGACGTCCCACTAACCCTACGTTCTGGCTAGCGCCGCGTTGAGAAGCTGCCAAGGCCGCTTGTTGTGCTCCGATATTTCCTGCTTGTTGAGCAAGCATAGCTTGTGCAGCACTAGGTCCTTGACCTTGCCCCATTTGCTGCAATTGTTGAGCAAGTTGTTGCTGTTGTTGAAATACTTGGGCTTGATTTCCTAATCCACCTTGTGCGGCCACCGCTGCTGCAAATTCTTGCTGTCTTCGAATGGCATCTTGTTGTTGAGCGTAAGTTTGCTCAAGCTGTCCTTGTTGTAACCCGGATTGAGCTTTCCAACCCATTCCGCTGTCTCCTCCAAATAAACTTCCTACAAATCCCATTGTTATTCCTTTTCTGTGCCTACATCATCTGCGGCATTTAAATATAAAATTTTATGATCAGGTAAAGTTTTAAATCCGTATTTTTTGCCTAAGATATTTATTCTTGGATGTTTAGTAATTCCTATAATCTGAGTATACCCTGCGGCAAGGCAAAAGTCAATAAGAAATCCAACTAGCTTATTTAAACTTTCTCTTCTTAAACTGGGAATACTATTAGGATCACTAATGATTCCTTCTATCAATGCTATATTTGAATTTGTAAGCAATACCCAGCCGGCAACTCGATCATCAACAATAAATCCGGTATTACTTAAAGCTCTTGGGTCTGGGACAGTTTGTTTGTGCCCTTTGTACCAAGAAACAATTAAAGGAAAGTCTTTGGAGCCTATCTTTCGAAGATTCTTCAACGTTCACCTCATTAAGCACACTATCCCTTAAGTGCTAATACTAACGCCGCAGCTATTGTATAAGTTTATTGTATTCCCTATGTTATACATTATACCAATTTATTCTCCCTTTGTCAAGCTTTTTCTTTAATTTGTGCGGTAAAATTGTGTAAGTAGTTGAAATCAGGTACTTCAAAAAAATTATACCCGGGACGATTGGCCTTATTCAAGTATCATGCCATGCCAAGCGCGGGGGTAGGGGGGTGCTTTCACGAGGTGGCGCGTTACCTAAAACATAATTTAAGGGCAGGGCTTACGTTAATGTATTAAATTAAATAGGTTAATAGGAATGGTATGTAGATTGCAAGGGTATGGCATGCGATTGCGCACCAATAACCGCTTGGTTTGGCACGATCAATGCTTACACTCGTGCCTAAACAATGCAGGCTAAACAACCTGCAAATATGCTGCAATTATGAAATGTTAATAATTAACTTATTAATATCATTTAATTAATAAAATATTATACAATTTATTTATTGCAATTTTACTTTAATTGAATTATTGTAAATTTATAGGCACAAACCAAAAGGAGAAAATATGAAAGAATGGCATTGTTTAAGTTGTCAAAAACCCAAAGATAAAACTGAATACATGATTATTATGGATTCAGAAAAACTAGAAGGAATCTGTTGCAATTGCGTAAGAAGAATGGTTTCATTAATTGCTGAAAGAGATAGAGAAAATAGATTAGGTAATGCAGAATACCTAAGATTAATAGAAAAGAAGGCTTAATTATGAAATCTAAACGTTTATTTCAATATAATTATTTAATAGCTATATTGACAATGGGATTATTTCTAGCGATAATATCTTTAATAAACCGTTAAAAGGAGAATAACAATGAAAACTCATTATGATAACAAAGAAGTTTTAATAACTGAAATAGAGCATGGTTCTGATTATTGTGATAGTTATATTGTATCTGCAGAATACGTAGAAACAGGTGAAGAGCTAGATGATAACGAATTAGATGAACTTACTGAATTGTGCGCTGATATCCTTTATGATGATTGGTACGAACGCCAAGCTTGTGAATTTTATGATGCAGCAAAGGATGCTTCAAAATACGGTGAATAAAATGGTTAAAGTTATTTTTTATGCTATACCATTATTGGGCATAATTGCTTCATTAAAAGTATGCTTATTATTTAAGGAATGCAATGATATAAGTTTACTTTGTATAGCTTTAACTTACGTCACCTTAGTTTATATGATATTAAAAAGGAGATAAAATGATTGATCTAACTGTGCCAGAATATTTTAAAAAGATGAAATATTACGAAAAATCGTCGTCATTTGAACGATTTAGCGCTGAAAGTGAACGGCATCGCCGATTAATTCTGCGAGTCCTTTTTATTGCAAGTAGTCTTCTTTCAAGTGCTCTGATCCATTTTTTAAGTTCAGTTTGACGTTCTAAAGCAATATCTTTATCGGATAATTCTTCTTTAGCTTTTTTAATAGAATGTTCTATTCGAAAAGAATTGTCACTCATGTAAGCTATTTTGTACATTCTATAACATCTTTTACTGCAATGTATTCGCTTTATGTTTATAGAACCGTCAGGAGACCAAGTATCTTTTGCTTCATAAGGCAAATTGCATAGATAGCATTGTTTTGTCTTGTTGCTAGACATACTTGATTTTAAAGTTTTTTTAATTCTGTAACTTTAAACCTTGTCTCATTGTGCTCATTGTCAATAACAACTGCATGAGTAGCAAGAAGCTCGCTTACTTGAGCTCCATGCTCTCTAACTAAAACTTTAACAAGCCTAACTCGATTATCGGGACACATGACAGCGTCGCCTATTCTTACAGGAAATTTTTCAACTTCATCTAAATAATCCCTAAACATTTTCATACGTTCTACAGATTTATCTAAATATTGTCTCATTTTTAAGACAGAAATAACATGTTGTTTATCGATTATTTCAGATAATCCCAAATCAATAGCCATTTTTTCTACTTTTTGGTAATCTTTGTAATTCATATTACATTCCTATTTGTTTTAAAAATTTCATCAATTCTTTTCTATAAATTTTCTTAATACCTTTGTCTCTTTTGTGCCAATGTTTTTGTACTAAATACATTTCAATAGCTAAAGGTAATATCATTATTTGACCTTCTATGCACACTTGCCAATTTCCAGGTCTATTGCCATATTTTTCTTTAAAATATTCATAAGATTTGAACATATACTATGACCTCTGTTGATCTGCGGAAAGTCTTGGGTAAGTGCTTTTTGCACCGATAATAAGATTTAATCCAGTTAATTGAACTCCAAAGCCAGGCTCTGTGCCATAGGATGGATCAAATATTTCAGTGACAGTTACTTGAAATGCTTGGCATTTTTGTTTATTTAAAAATATTCTCCATTGTTCTACATTGCCTGGACCACCGAATGGAGAAGTAGTGCCGTAATAAGGATCGTTTCCAAAATTTTCAGAATAATTGCTTGAAGTAATAAGAACGTTCTGACTTGGGCTGGAATTGTAGTCATAAGCTATTGAAATACTTAATTTATGAGGTGATATGTATTGCCCGAGCAAAGTCATCCAATATGAACGCTCAAAGCCTTGTACTCCAGCAAGATTAAACCAAGCTGTAGTAAAAGAAAAAGTAGTAGGTCCAGATACAATGTTAAATGTGCCCCATTGTCTGTAGTAATAATCATATAAAAGCATTTGACCAAGTTTACTTGTATCTAAGTATTTACCTGGAGTTTCTTGTAATACATCTCCATTTGCGTTTAAAACGGTTTGTAGCCCTTTATATATAGTCATGCTAACCCCAGTTTCGGTAGAAAGCCTAACTTCATTTGTATTGGGTATGGCCGTTCCTGAACTGATAGCTTTATTGTTGTATTGTTCTACAGCAGCGCCTATGTAATCAGTAGATAAATTACGCCCAAGTCTCCAAATACCTTTATTGGATTGAAAAAATAAGCCTTCTGGGGTATAAACTATGCTATGAGGATTGACACAACCAGCAGTGCTAGTAATAAATACAGGTTCACTAAAATCATTGTTTGCTCCCGTGATGTCTGGTCCATTTCCAGTTAAATAATATATTGAATTTGCTTTAAATATTATGAGTTTATCGTCCATTGTAGCAAGAGCTGTAATAATACCGCTAGATCCTTGGCTACTAGAAGTCGGTGCAACGTAAATTGTAAACAAATCCGACATTTCTACTGGAGTTTGTTCTAATACTTGTTTACTGTACCAAATGCTATTGGGATCTTCATCACTTAATAAAAACAATCTGTTATTAAACAAAGTCATTACAGAAGTTCCAGGAGGAACAATATTTTCAACAACTCCCCCTGTTGTGTATAAAACAGTATTTCCTAGTATAGCGCTATCAGGACTTGTATCTATGTATTGTACGCTATCAACTGAAATATTATTTAATAGAGGTGAAGTTATAGATGTAATTTGATAATAAGTTTGCTGAGCTTGGGACCATCTATAGATAACAATTCTTACGTTATTACCTTTTAAAGTAAATCTTAAAGTAGGAATGTTTAAAGTTACAGTATTGTTTGGAACAGTAAGATTAACTCCAATAGGAATACTTGGAGCTGATCTATGAATTAATCCTTGCCCATCTGTCCATTCGTAAGTAATTTGATAGTAGTATTGCTGTGTAGCTAAAGTACCAGTACTATTACTCGGCGTAGCCAGTATTTCATCAGGCCACATACTAAAACCCTGTTCAACAGGTTTAACTCCATCATACATCCACATAAATCCGCCGGAAATATTAAGAGATTGCCCTATTTCCACGTTTTGTAAATTACTGCTGGATAAGTTAAAAGTAACTAAATTGCACCCAATTTGAGCATAAACATTATTAGGAGCAAGTACTCCTTGACTTTTATTTACGGGAATAACAAGAGTTTTATATAAATAACCAATTTGAACTAAATTTCCAGCTACATTCGCTGAAGGAAGAACTTGAGTAGACATATATCCGGCTCCGTTAGAATAAGCCAAGATAGAAAGCATATAGCCATTTTCATCTACTAAAAAATAAGAAGGTTGATTAGTTCCATTGTGAGCTAAAAGTATATAAACAACATCATTGATGTAAAATGCTTTACTTCCCAAACCGGAATCTCTGTGAACAATAAAAGGAGAACCTATTACTCCAGAATTGGAGCAAGTTACTTTTTCAATATAATCAGTTCTTTCTGAAGAAAATGAATAAGTATTGGTTACTTGATAAAATACTTTAAGTCCAGTTGAATCTGCAATGCTGGTTACCGTAGCAGCTGGATGCAATGCTACAGTCGTTATGGTATGTCTAGCCGGTGAAGCAGTGCTTAAAGCATTGTCGATCGACCAACTATACCCATTTGGATCACTGTAAGCCGTCACCCAAATAGTTGGCAATCCTGATCCAGGCATATAAGCTGTTACACTTACCTTTGTAGCAGTATATCCACTAATAACTAATGTATTTAATTGATTTAAAAGACTTGTTAGCCTAGTTACTCGAATTGCTCCGCCGACATCACTTCCATTCCAGGCAACATATAAAGTATTATTGACTACATACCCATCATATCCAGTAGTGGCTGAAAATACTTGAGCACTTAAATCTACAGGACCTATTAAACTTGTTACACTAGTGCAAGGAATAGCTAAATAAGACAATCTATTCGCCGTAGGGCGTAAAAATGTAATAACAAAATAATTTCCAAGGAAAAATACACGAGCTTGATTGGCACCCGAAGCTATAAGTGTAGAATTTATAAGGGTTTCCCCTGTACCATAATCACTTATTTGATACTTGTAAGATCCATCTCCGTCTAAAAAAACAGTACAACAAAGATTATTGGAAGATATAGCAGAATCTACAGCAGAAACTGAATATGGAGTTCTTACAGTAGATTGAACAGATAGGCTTATGGGTTGTATTCTTCCTTTGCTTATCCATTGGTCACTAGCATCGCTTAAAGCAAATAGATTATTTCCTATAGCTGTAAGATTACTTTTATATGTAGTTAAAGTTGTAGCTTCGCTATTTTCTGGAAGATTAACTAAAGTCCCAAATCCATTACGTTTTTGTAAAGATTTTCCCTTAAAAAATACTGTATTTTCTAAAGTAAGAAAATTTCCTGGGGATAATTGCCAAGGATCTGTTTTAGTGTCCAATCCTAAAGCAAAAGGAATATTTAATGTTTGTTTATTAAGTGGCATTAGTATTTAATAATATAATTTAAAACCAAAGAAGGTTGAATATTGCTATGAGAAGCTCCGCCTCCTTGGGCAGGTATTGTATGATTATGCGAAGATCCTTGCAATAATAAGGAAGTTCCTGGAGTAGTATTTGTGCTTACAAGAGGAGCAAAATTGCTGGAAGGAGTTGCTGTATAGTATTTCCAATTAATTGTACTAGAACCGGTAAGTCCTCCATGATCGTGAGATGGAATCTGAGTAATATCCAAAGTAATATCTTCAGCTCCTCCGGAATTTCCTAAAGCATTCCCAATAGTTGTAGATCCAGTTCCTCCAGCACCCATTGGAACTCTTCTTCTCATGTCAGGAAGTCTGAAATTTCCAGCTCCTTCTCCTCCGATGTTGTATAAAGTTCCTACAATTGAAAATAAGCCAGAGTAAGTAGTTTGAGATACTACAGAGCCGTCACAGAATAACCATCCTGTTGGTGCGGAAGATCCCGCGAACATGATAATACTTGCGATAGGGCATAAAGATTGATAAGAATGAGTACTTACATTAACAACGCCCGAACTATTCATTTCAACAATGCCTTGTGAAGCCGGCACATTTGTTGGTAAAGTTATAGTATAATTCGAAGTTAGAGGAGTTGGGGGGGTTATAGTGATGCCATTGCTACTTGCTGTATTGTTTCTAATTATAATAGGACCGCTATCCAAAGATCCTGATGTATTTACCGAAGATTGAAAAATATAAGTTTGATTAAGAGGTACATAAGTAACAGAAGCAGGGGCAATAAGTCCACTAATATTTCCTGGAGTCCCGTTGACCCCTCCCGAAATAGTAAGCCTAACCTGATTACCAAGTGTATCATTATAATAAAGATCAGCACCAGATACATAAACACATCCTATGTCAGATCCCGAAGATAATGGGGATAATTGAGCAGAAAATCTAACCGATTTTAAGTTTGTGGCGTTATTACCTAAAAATGTTAAATCGGAATTTAAATTAAGACCGGATGGGTTAATCTGAACTCCATTGCCACTTGAATGATTGTGTTGATCAATTAAAGAAAAAGAACTGTTTATGTCCAATGCCCAATTAGGTCCTGGTTCTTGTCCAACTGTAGGAAGGATTAAGGACATGTTAGGTGTTAATGTATTAGGCATAATTATTCCTTAAAAAACATATAAATCAACAATAACTGGAGCAGAACTATTTAATATTAAAGTTCTATTTTGCAGTTGATTTGAATCTTGTTTATCATAAATTATAGCTGAGGCTCTTAATCTTACAATTTGCCATCCTTGCAAATCTCTTCCCAGCCTGTGATCAATAGTGTTATCTCCTGCAATTAAAGAAATTTGTTTTAACAATACCCCTTGATTAAGTGGTGAAGATATAATGGGATTGATTTGTTTTGCCCATGCTGTTTGCATCAGCATCAAATCATTATCATCAGATTTGTAAATAGGCAATGCCATCAATATCCTCCGAAGCTTCCGTCTCCATTCGGAGAACCGTAGCCTCCCCATCTTTCCCCAAAAGTACGAACATCACTGATAGTATCAGGTTGACCTGCATCTCGGTTCATAGCTGAGGTTTGAATACGATCAATTAAAGCTTGTTTTTGAGCCATTAATACTGTAACATCACTTTCTTCTTTTTGCAAGCATTTAATAGCAGCATCGACAATAACGTATTCTACCCAACCATTGACACTGTCCAATAGATCACTATCTTTGAGCAGTGTTTTGACTCTTGGTATGTACCAAAGTCTAATATATTGATTAGCACTCGGAGTGGGAATAAACATTAAGTTATTTCCTACAATACGATATCTAAGATTAAATACGCCGAGAAAAGTAGAGGTAACGTTTGGAAAAACGTATCTATTTCTGCTAATAAAATCAAATTTATGAAGAGTTACCCAAGCATTTCCTTGAGCCCCAAGTCCGCAATCTAATCCCAATATCTTGTAAAAAGCCGGCGCGCCAGAGAAATTAATTCCATTTGGAAGGGTATATTGGCTATCATTTCCATTAGTTTGAAAGGTAAGAGGCGGAGCCACAAAGTAATCTTCATATAAAGTGACGAGTAAATCATACAATTCTGTGTAGGATTGATTAATATAACT